CCTCCAGATGTTCCGCTGGATAGACCTGTCCCGCCACGATTTACAGCAACCGCAACACCGTTCCACGTCGCAGAGGTAATTGAGCCCGGATAATCTAATGTATTTGTTGACCAGCTTACATTAACTGGCGCTTGGAAATGAGGGTCCCACGATCCCGAAGATGTCCCGTTAGCAATTAATACAATTGTTCCGTAAGACCCTGCTTGGAACGTCGCAATTGTCGTTGCGCCAGTATTCTTTACAACGATAGTTCCGCTAGACTGATTATTATTGAATGAAAATATTGCGCCTATTGGCAATGTAGTTGCGTCGGGAAGCGTGAATGTTTGACCACCAGACCCCGTAACGACATTAACTGGTGTAGAAGCTGCGGTTAATGTTGTTGTTCCACCAGCAGCCGCTGTGCTTGTTGTTCCTGCAAAAAAAGCATTTGATGTTATGTTAGCATTAGCGTCTCTTAATACAACGCTGCTTGCAACAGTCGTCGCACTTGTTGGATATTCACCAACAACGCCAGCATTGTCATAAATGACACGACCAGAAGTTCCGCCTGTAACTGTTGTCGTGCCGACATTAATTGTGTTTGGGCCTGACGCGCCTGTCGCTCCAGTCGGACCAGCGGGGCCGGGAGCAGCATTGAGGTTAACCGCCCAAGATGCATAAGTCCCAGAACCTGTTACTGAAGTGATATTGGCGACCATTGCGCCAGTCGCGGAATTATACGACGTGACGGTGCCGATCATCGTATTAGAGCCGTCATAGGCAATGATGATCTGCTGGCCAACTGTGTAAGCCAACCCAGTTCCAACCGTCAGGGATTTAGATCCCGCCCCAATAGTGAGGCTTGTCGAGCTAGTCGTGGCGTAAAGATTGCCCTGCTGGCCAGTTGGTCCAGTAGCGCCCGTAGGTCCAGTAACTGATGGACCTGTGGGTCCAGTAACTGAAGGGCCTGTAGATCCCGTAGGGCCCGTTGGGCCGGTAACTGAAGGCCCTGTAGGTCCGACTCCGCCGCCTTGGCCGGTTGCGCCCGTGGGGCCCGTGGGCCCTGCAACCGTAGAAGCAGCTCCTGTGGCCCCGGTTGGGCCCGTCTGGCCAGTAGGGCCCGTAATTGATAATCCGGTAGCGCCCGTGGCTCCCGTGGCCCCGGTAGGTCCGGTGGGCCCTGTGACATTAGATGCGGCACCCGTAGCGCCGGTAGCGCCCGTGGGGCCTGTGACTGTTGATGGAGCTCCCGTGGCCCCCGTGGGGCCTGTAGGGCCCGTCCAGCCCGTGGGGCCCGTGGCTCCGATACTTCCGGTGGGTCCGGTAGGTCCGGGTGTTAGGCCAGATATTTGAGATGCTGTTACATATACAGATGTGCCTGCTTGAACAGCTTCAAGCTGCTCTCCGCCTGTGAGCGATGTCGCTGCGGGAAGGGAGGGGATTTGCACCGAGGACATTATAATGGCCCTGTCTGAGGTATCTGCGTATTATTATATGGCAATCCGGCGTTCGCCGTAACCATTTTTGTCGTGCCAGTCAGCAAAGAACCGGAAGATAATACAGGATTTACCTGATAAGTGAAAGCCGTAGCAGTGGTAACTGTCACGGTATAAAACCCGTTTGCAGTGGCTTTTGATAGACCCTCAACGGATATTTGATTGCCGGTAGAAAGATTGTGGGCGGAAGAACAAGTAACATTGATATTACCAAATCCGTCTGAAGTAACAGAAACAAGCGATAATGTTACATAATATGCAGTATTTACCTGAAGCGGCATGATTGCATTTTGATCAAGGCCGGGCTGTTGGCTCTTATCTGCTCTTGTTTCGCCAGTCTGCTGAGTAACGCGAGTATTTTCTGTCGCAGTAGAACCAGTTGCCTCTTGAACAAGAAAATTCGTATTATCCTCAAGTAAAATAGCCCCGGAATTATCTTCTAATAATAGCAACCCACCGCTTGGAACAGATGTAACACGAATATTTGTCCCCGGGACAGGAATGCCTGTATTTGGATCTGTGGTGTTTTGTCCAGAAGTTGAACGATAATTTGTTTCATCTTGAACAAATGCTTCAACACGAGCATTAATAATTGGCGTTGGATCTGCAGGGACAACAATTGCACGCAACTGGCTTTGCGGGACGTCTAAGCAGGTATTACATACAAGTATTCTTGTATTTTGAAGAGACGCCCCACGCCAGTCATACTGCCAAGAAAGTCTATTATGGTTATACCATTGCCCACAGCGGTCACAAACTCCGAAAGCCCGCGGGTTGCGAGCTGATGTTTGGGCGCGACCTGAGCGGGAAGCGTAGCCCATTAGCGCCAATACCCGCTAAGTTGAGGTGAAATGTATTGTTGAGCCGTTTCCACATTCTGATTCGCGGCAATATTGTATGATTCATCGGCCATAGGTTTCATAAGAGACGTCTTCTCAGGTGCCCATATGTGAGCAAGACGTTCGGCTAGGCCATAAGACATTGCCTCTAACCAAATAGGAGGAATATCAAGTTGCTCGGTGCCGTTCATATTTGCATCTTGAATGCGTAGAACACTATAATAAACAAGAGATGTTTGTGTTCCATCTGGAACAGGCCACAATGTTACTGTTGGCGACAAAAGACGATCAAACCAATATGTCGTTGGAAATCCTTGCTGTATTTTATTTGGATAAGATGCATATTCTGTCCGACTAATTGGAAGAATTAACCTATCTACAACCGTATTTCCAGAAATGGTGCGGATATAAGTATCCAGCATTGTCACTGTGCTTGAATCAACCGAATAAACAGCTGTTCCTTGAACAAGAGGCGTGGTTGTTTGAGATACCTGCCAAAGATTAACGCCTTGGTTACTCCATCGCGTAAACATCATATTTGTTGCGACACGCGCAACATCCATATGTTCTTGCAAAAGAGCAGTCGGACGAACGCCAATCAGCTGGTAAGCGTAAATGGTGAGTTCGCCGAGCGAAGGATTGAACGTGTATGCGTTCGAGGTCGACATTACTCACCCTTAGTTAGACGCCATTATTACCCAGTTTGTTCCATCAGACTGTAACATCGCCCATTTGCCAGCACTAGCAGACAATATTGCTGTTCCAGCTGTAGCAGTTGATAATGGGACAATGTTTGAAGATGCACTGTTAACAGTAATAGCAGAAATGTTTTTAACATTAAGGATTCTGCCGGGATATGTAGAAGCCAAAGGCATTGTTACCGTGCAATTGTTTGTAGAGAAAATTAAAGATGAATCGGTTGATACTACTGTATATGTGGTAGACGTTACTGTGCTTGGCTTATTGACAGAAATAGGACCAGCAACTGTTAAGAGCGTTGCCGGCGCTGTTGTCCCAACGCCTAAATTGCCCGCGCTTGATAGGCGCATTTTTTCATAAGGTGCCGTTGTTGTTGAGCCACCTACAGGAAGGCCTTGTGTCATAAATACAATGGCAGAAGGCGTCAGTGCAGAGCTCGTTCCTATTCCAGTAGGTGTTGCATCAACAATAGCAGCTATTGCCGTGCTGTAATCAAATCCATTAAATGCATTAGGGCTGGTTGAATTGCTATATGCGCCCCAGCCAAAGTATCCAAGAGTATCTAATACTTGCGTAACTGCAGGAGAAGAATACGACCCTCGTCCATAAGAAGAATAAAAACCTTCACCATACCCCTGAGTATTTATATTTCGTAACTCAGAATAATAATGATAAACGCTAGTGTCTTGATACGAGTCGGCATAAAAACCAGACAAACCTGTTTCTAATGTTACTTGAAAATGCGCTTGTGGGCTTGACGTCCCAACACCAACATTGCCTGTAAAATAAGGAGACGCACTCATGTATGTTTTGAGCTGCGCTGCTGTTGTTTTTACTGGGCCAACACCTGTAGTCTGAACATTAGGGACGACGTCTGTCGCAGATACGGCTGTTCCTGCTGCTAGTCCAGATATAGGTAAATTTGACATGCCATCCTCTTAATCAATTAGATAAACCACCACCAACAGACGTCCCCGTTGTCTGTGTAAGGCCGCTGCCATTAGGCAAGCCAGTGGTAGTAGAAAGACCGCCTGTCGCCATTAGTAAGGTCCATTACTGTCTTGGACAAATGTCGTTGTTACAGATCCGCTGCCGCTGTTCAAAAGAACACGCGCAAACAATGGAGCAAATAAGAAATTGCTTTGCTTTGTCGCTGACTGACTAACAACAGCCGTATCCGTAGAGTTTACCCAAGTAACTGCATTAATTGCCACAGGGTTAGTTGGGCTGTTAGGATCATCAAGCGTCGACTGAACTGTGTAATTAACAGTGCCACTTACCGTGCATTGGATTGAAATATTTGATGGCGCATATTCGTCAAAACGGACCCACTCGCTGCCCGCAACGCCATTTGTCCCAACGGTAATGCCAGAGACGCTTGTAGAGCCGCTCGTTGTGATTCTGGTCACTGTTGCATAATCAACAGTCGTTGCTACAGACGAACCACTTGTGCCGGTTACAGTCTGAGACAAAGAGGCACCATATCTGTCGGTGCCGACAACAGTAAATGTAATGCCGCTATCGTTGCCGACGTTGGTGATTAAAACCTGTCTTGGCTTATCAAGAACTGCGACACCATTGGTGACAAGAGCGCCATTTAAGGTAACATTTGCAGCCCCGGTCACAGTCTGGCTCAACGCAATATTGTTTGCAGAGGCTGAGGCAAGAGGGCCAACAGTGACGACGATAGGACGCATTAGTGCTTTTCCTTTTCATTCTGGGCCCGCGCAGCCGCAACATTATCAACTAAATTCGGGTAAGGGCGACCTGCCGCCCGAGCCCTAGCTTTTGCCATTCTAACACCTTTTGCGTTTAAAGCCTTATGCTTTGCGTCTTTAGGTGCGTCTTTTTCCCAAAATGGCTTGCTCATATTAGCAATCCCATTTGCGCAATGACTTATTGATACGACTATTGGGGTCGGCAGCTGCTGCCGCGCCAGTTAATTTCTTCTTCATACCTGTCATTCTAGCACAGAATGACTTACGTCGAGAGGCCGACTTATCGCTTTTTGCAGCCTGCTCTTTCGAGACCGGCGGCTTCAGGTTGTGGCCTTCAGCCTTGGCGGACGCCCTCCCCTTGGCATTAAGGCCACCTTCTGGGTTCTTTCCTTCAGATCGCTGCCAAGTTGGCGTTTTCGCCATATTTAATCTCCAAGAATAAGACGAGGGTTCCAAAAAACCCTCGTCGACTTTAGCACCGACAAATCTCAGTAATGAGAAGCTTTGCCGCGTGGAGTGCCAGAAGCAGCTGAAGAGAAGACGCCGCCGCCGCTTGCGCGAGCAGGACGCTTGCCCTTAGCGGCTGAGGACATTACGCCACAGCCACCAGCAGCTTTTTTAGCACGACCGCCTTTTTTGAAGCCGTCTGTGCCTTGCTCTGCTTCAGCCGCAACGTGGCTGTTTTCAGCATTGTAAAGGCTCTTGCGTGAGCCCTTAGCATCTGGATCTTTAGTCTGAGATACCATCTTAGAGCCCTTTCTTAGGTCTGCGTATTGCCAAACAGGCCAGTGGCGTAAGGCACCATATAAGCCTGTGGTGACTGACGAACGATCAGCTTGTTCGCCCCGCTGCTTGAAGTAGCAGCAAAGGTTCCACGAACGTCTGCAGTTGTCGTGCTAGGCGTTGTTCTATCTGCAGGCAAATAGTTTGTGGCGGCAGTGATCAATGTCGTGCCAACCAGTGACGTTGCATAGTTAATGATAACGTCACCAAACGTATCAGACCGCAGAGGGAAGCCAAACACGTCAGCCGTGCCAACTGAGTAAGCGTGAGTTGTATCAGCCGTTCCACCAGATAGTGTGACAGACTTAATATACTTAAACGCCTTTCTACCAGTTGCGACACTACCAGCAGAGATGGTGATGGCTTCTGACATTGGGAAACCGTAAATGTCATAGCCAGCAACAGTCGCCGTTGCGTAGGTTGCACTAGCAGCAGCCGTAACAGAGACAGCGCGACCAAGAAGAGCTTGTGGGCTCCAGTTATACATCCCGGGTGTCTGAGCATTATTAGGAACAGCACACTGAGCAGGCGTCTGATAGGCAAGCGTTACCGTGCCTGAAGTCGCCGTCAAATTACCGTTCGTCTGATAAGTGCCAGTCGTGCCCTGCGAAACCGACGAGTATGTGCCGGTTGTCGTGAGCTGAGATACGATCTGCGTTCCAGCAGCGGTTCCTTGAGAAACCGTTCCTGTAGTAGCAAGAACAACCATACCGGGACCAATTGGCATCTGGTTGGTGGAGGTGGTGATCGTGAGAACACCATTGCTGAACGAACCCGTTACTGATGCATAGGCATCAAGAGCGAGAACAGAGTCAGTCGCACCTGTATCCGCACGAACAAAGCTCGTGGAATAATAGACGCCAGTCGTCGAAGAGTTCGACGTAACCAGAGAAAGTGTTGCACTCGTTGGGTTAGCTGAAGCAACGATAGCTGCTGCAGCCGCCGTGTAAGGAACAGCACTCAAGGTCGTGATGTTGTCCACACCAAGCCACCCAAAGTCCGCGGCGGATTGAGATTCGCCGGGGATGTAGGTGTATACTTGACGTGGATCTAAGATACCCGTCCCTGCATAAAACAGGGACGAGCCACCGATGTCTGGGTTGTAGTCACCCGGCTGTGTTGGGTTTTGCCCAAACACAACCAATGGACCGGAGAAAGCAGCATTAGCCATATTACTTCCTCCTTACGACGTTGGGAAGTTGCCGTAAATTGAACGCCAGTTGTAGTATCCGAAAGAATATCGTTCATACCCCTTGACAAGCAGGTTGTCGGTCACGAAGTCTACCTGCATGTCTGATTCGAACTTAACTCTTTCCATATATGACAGGCCGTCGATGTTGGTTAGCAAGAACCAAGCATACGAAGACGTCAAGAAGTCGTTCACCATATAACCTTCTGGCAAACCACCTGCTGTCATCATGATCGCATTGACGTCGTTGTCCGAAGTGCCGGGGCGCAGTTCAGTCTTCGTAAGACGAATTGCAACTGGCTCAAGCTGTGGCGGAACAACAAGACGACGGCCACGAGCAAACACTTTCAGGCCAGCTTGGTCTTTGAAGTTCGTGCGGATAGCAATCATGCTATTCAGCAGCGTGGCTTCGTTAAGATCAACCTGAACTGCAGGCGTGTTAGCGACAGTCGTGCCATCGATTGGATGTGCAGTGGAGCAGAGAGCAACACCGTCACCACCAACAGAGGCATTGTATGTCGTTGCAGTGTTCAGCACGTTAGCGCCGTAGATTTCTTTCGTCTGATGGAAAGATTCAACGAGGCCAAGGTTCGACGGCATGAACTGTGATTTATACAGGTTGTCGTCGATTGCTTTGCGCGTGATCGCATAGCCGAGAGCAATTTCAGTGTGCTCTTGGTTGTAGATGTAACGCTCACCGGCTGAGTTGTCGAAAGCGGTCTGGCCACCTTCAGTCTTCAGCTGTGCAAGACCCAAGAAGCGCATTTCCGCAGTGCGCTCAAGCGCCATTTTGGAATCATGCTTCGTGAAGATCTTATCGTATTGAGATGGGATCATCTCATACTTACCCTCAATCCCCCGGAGGCCCGGAAGGAGGAGGTCTTTAATGGCAGAGAGATTAACAGCCATTGGTCCTTACTCCTTGTTAGACGCCTTGGAAGTTGCGGGTGTAGACGTTGTTGAACATGACGATGGCATTGTCATATGCCTGTCCGTTCGACAGCGTGCCTTGAGCTCCCGGCGGATCGTTGATGACACCAACAATCTTAAATGGGTAGTTCGCAAGCGTGCCAGTCAGCAACGTGGAGGTATCGAGATAAGCGCCAGAAATACCATTTGAAGTATTGCCTGTGCCAATCAAGAAGCCGATTGTTGCGTTTACGTCAGCAAGAGCAATGCCCGTGCTGTCGGACTGAACAACGAACTTAGCGTTAGGGTCGTTTACGATGTAGGCGTAGATCGAACCAGAAACTGGATCGGTGCCGCCCGGATAGTAGTTCGACCAAACAGTTCTTTTCTGAACCGTTGAAAGATATTTACAGCCAACGAATACGCCAGCGATGCCGAGAGCAGCTGGTGTGCTGGTGCTGGCAGACTGAGTAACCGTGCCATCGCTGACGGCTGTTACTGGGTCGCCAAAAAAGATATTGGTAGAGTTGTATGCGATAGGATACTGAACTTGCTCGTAAGTAGGAGCAGAACCGTTTCCTGCATATTGACGGAATCCAAAGGGGCTGCTAGTGTTGGCCACGATGGTTTCTCCTTTTTACAGGAGTTCCTTCATCGCGCACCGGGGCGATTATACGGAACAGAGAAAGCTAATGCCTCACGCCGAGGAGGCCCAAGCCGATTACCGGCCTGTCGCCAATATAATGCAATAAAGTAATTAAATCAAATGCCTATTGTCGCATCAAAATTACCCTCTGTTGAAGAGTTAAATTCACAAATAAATTATAACCCTAATACTGGCTTATTTACTTGGAAAATAAACAAAAAAGGACCTATTAAAGCAGGAATGAAGGCTGGAACACGACATTCAAAGGGATATACAACAATTAGGATAAATGGAGTTGATTATCTTGCTCATAGATTAGCTTGGATAATTTTTTATGGTTCTTTAGAAGAAAATGAACAAATCGACCATATAAATTTGGATAGAACAGACAATAAAATATGTAATTTAAGAAAAGCGACTCACTCAGAAAATTGTCGAAACACAAAATCAAGATCTCATAATCTGAGCGGTTTAAAGGGAGCTCATTTAGATAAAAGGAATGGTAAATATAGAGCTAGGATATCAATAGAAGGAAAACAAAAATGGATTGGATATTTTAAAACTCCAGAAGAAGCCCACGAGGCATACAAGAAAAAAGCGGAAGAACTATATGGAGAGTTCTTCCGCCCATAATTGTTGACTACTCTTTTGGAATCGGCATAGCCTCATATGACTTTTTAATCTGAGGACGCGCCTGAGCGTGATCTCTTGTAAGTGTGCCATCAGGTGTGCCGGCCAGCTGTTGCTCTTTGGCGCGAACCTGTAAGCGAGCCTTACGCTGTTCCGCATCTTTGCGCTCGTCAATAATCTCTTTGGGGCACTCCATAAGGATCATGCCTTTACGGAGAATTGTGCGGCTTTCCGTATTATGCGGCATCATCTCCGGGTGACGTGTTGCAGGAACAGCTGTCCAACCTGAACGCGCAAGAGCAACCTGATAGGTTGGATCTTCAGCGCCGTAAGTTGTGTGGCGTTTCCATTCATAGGTCCAACCATCAGGAATGACGTCTGCAGAAATGTAGAAGTCATCAGTGCCGTCTACAACGTCACCAAGATGGCCGCGGAGCTCATCGGCACGCTGTTTAGCCCGTGCCCTTGGGTCGTCCTCCCTTACGGGTGGACGCAACTCATCAGTTGCCTCTGTGGCTACAGTGGCCTTTGCCAGTCCAGAGAATTTACCTCCGCGTATGCCGCGGCCTTCAGTCGTCGTGTTCATAGATCAATCCTTAATGGCCGTAGCGGCCTTCTTTCATAGCAAGTGCTTTGTTCTTTGCGTATTCTTCAGGAGACATGCCTAAAGATGACGCCATATCAGCCTCTGCGGCCGTTAAGCGCATAACGTTTGGACGCTGTGTGCTGCGCGAGACAGGTGCTGGCGGTGGCTGTGGAGCTTTCTTAGGAGCAGGGGCTGAGGCTGCAGAAAGGGGGCTTTCTACTTCCTCGGCACGATCAACCCTTTTGCGCATACCGAGACGATTCTCGATAAACTCAAAATATTCGTCTGTATCTGGAGCAATGCCATCATCAATTGCGTCTTCATGAGCGCGAAACATCTTTCGGACGTCTCTCTCGCTCTTCAGATAGTCTCGTGATTCACGCAACCACGCGGCCGATCTTTCAGATACGTTTGCAGATAGCTGGTCAACAAGATCGCCTCTAGGTTCAGCAGCAGCAGGAGCATTTTCAGCATCCTTTAGCTGCTTCTTCATTGCTTTTTTGCCGTCCTTCAGCTTTTCCATCTGATGAGCATTAACGGCCATAGCA